AAGAGAAGTTATTTCTGGGTCATATGATGTAGAAATTTCATCAAAGGGTCTTGCATCCTTTAAAAATAAAGTTCAAGAAATCGACTATTGGGTTGCTCTTGAATCTAAAGATTCTAACTTTGGAGGTTAATATATGAGTTTATTATGGTTTACTGATGGTGTTACTGGAAAGCAGGTTGCAATTAACCCTACTTATGTTGTGGCAGTATTCACCGCTACCGAAGGCGAGGCTAAGGGTTTGACTATCATCAGTCTTGTTAATGGTACTATTCCCGTAAAAGACGAGGAACTCAACGTAGTAACCGCACTTAATGGGGGTTAATGAATGTCTATTACTATTCAAACTCTATATGGAACTTTTGACGAAAAACAGTTAAAGCAACTTAAGAGTGCGATTGATGAAATTGATATGGAAATGTCCAAGATTGATGATATGAATGAGTATATTACAGATATCTGTGATGTAACTCACCAAAATCTTGGTATTCCCAAGAAAGTTGTGAAGAAACTTGCTGTTTCTAAACACAAACAGAATCTTGCACAGGTTGTTGCGGAAAGTAATGAACTAGAATCATTATACGAAGCAATCAATCGCGTGTGACGATAGGTGTGCCAGATTAATCTGGCACTTTTAATGTACCTTATGGTTGTGGTCAGTGTATATAAGTTTAACCGCACAACCTCTAAGAAGGAGTAAAAAAATGTTTAATCCAAGAACTATTGATGTAACTAAAGTGCAATTTGGCGAAATACAAACACCTGGTGTTCGCCAACTAGATAGGTTGATTATAGATATTGATAATATCTACCAAGCGCCTCTAAAAGATAATCCAACGCGATCTAAGGGTAAGAATAAAGAGCATATTGAAAACTTGAAATCTTCCCTTATGTTGGGTATTGATTATTCGAAAATGCCGCCTGTTGTGATTAAATCTGCACATAATGAAAATGGTCATATTACAGAGTATGAATTAATTGCTGGATATCACAGAATGGAAGCAATGAGGACTCTGAATTTGGAATGCTGGGTATTTGATGTTTATGAAATTCCAGACACTAATAGTGATGTAGGGTTTGAAGATGCTATTCGTACTTTTCAATTGTTTGAAAATAACCATACACCATCATTAGGAACAAGTAAGGATGATGCAGTATCCACTGTTAACAGGTTGTTATTGAATAAATCTTCATTAATCGACCCAACTGCACAAAGCATACTGGACTACTTAAATAATTATTGTAGTTATATGCATTATCAGACAAAATGTAAAGTTGTTAGAGAAGTTACAAGGGCCCTTCAAAAAAATGGTATTGTTGTATATAATGATATTTTGACTTATACTTCAACTGACGTAAAAGATTTCTTAGATAAAAAGACTGATTTAGTCAGTGAAGGTAATTATGATATGCTTAGGGATGAGTATGGTTGGTCTGTATTAGAAGGGTATGAATATGAATTTTTGGTGAATTCTGCTAGGAAGTTTGCAGAAACACAAAAGAAATCATATCTATCGTTACATACAAAACCACCTACAGAAAAATATTCTGTGTATGATAGAAGAACTAATATGTCAAAGAAGTTTAATTATCTTGAAAATTGTCTATTGAAATGTTTTGAATATTATCAGGAAAAAGGAGAATTTCCTTGGTACATAAAGGGTTTTCTCCCTCAAGTTGTATCTGATGGAGAAAAGGAATATATTGACGCTAAGTAATTAATATGTTATAATAGACGGGGAGAAATCCCCGTCTTCTTTTTATTATGGAGTATATTATGGATCATATGTTGTGGGTAGAAAAGTATCGTCCTCAGAAAATCTCTGATTGTATCCTTCCTGACAAAATTAAGGATACCTTTCAAGAGTTTGCTAATCGTAAAGAGATTCCAAACCTTCTTCTTTCTGGTGGTGCAGGGGTAGGTAAGACCACTGTTGCAAAGGCACTGTGTAATGAAGTTGGGTGTGATTTCCTTGTCATTAATGGTTCAGAAGACCGTGGTATTGCAACTATGCAGACTACAGTTAAGAACTATGCTACTTCTATGTCGTTGACTGGTGGTCGTAAGGTTATTATTATTGACGAGGCAGATAACCTTACTCCAGATGCACAAAAGGCACTTCGTGGGATGATTGAAGAAGTTTCCATTAATTGTGGATTCATCTTCACATGCAATTATAAAAATCGTATTATTGAACCTATCCATTCTCGTTGCACTACTATTGATTTCAAGTTAAATGGTAGTAAACAGAAGGTTGCTGCACAGTTCTTTAAGAGGGTTGAATGGATTCTAGACCAAGAGGGCGTTACATACGATAAGTCAGTTGTTGCAGCCATTATCACTAAACATTTTCCCGACAATAGGAGAGTTCTAAATGAAATTCAACGATATAGTGTTTCTGGGTCTATTGATGCAGGTATATTGGCAAATGTTGCTGATATTCAAATCAGTGATCTAGTCAAGGCAATTAAGGCGAAGAATGTTTCTGATGCGCGTAAGTGGATTATTAACAATCTCGATAATGATCCAGCAGTTATCTTTAGAAAGATTTATGATAGTTTGTTCGATCAATTGAAACCGAACTCTGTTCCTGAAATGATTGTGACTATTGGTGAATGGCAATATAGGTCTGCTTTTTCTGCCGATCAAGAAATTGCACTAATGTCTTGTATTACCATTTTAATGTCCAATCTGGAGTTCAAATAATGCCAGACTTATTCAAGGAGATAGTACCTTCCATACTACAAAATAAAAAGAATGTATTCGAGAACGAATCCGACTATAAGGATTACAACCCCTTTATCGTAAATAAAGCTTTGTCGTTTCATTCTGATTGTATTCCTTACGTTCAAGAAATGAATATGATGCATTACTTAGATAAAGATATGCAATATCAATATCTACTAAATACCGTAAGACCCATGAAACGTAAGTTTCAACCGTGGCAAAAAGCACAGGTCGAAAAGGATATAGAATGCGTTAAACTATATTTTGGTTATTCTAATCAGAAAGCAAAGGATGCTTTGCGTATTCTTAGTAATGAACAAATCAATGAGATAAAAAGAAAAACGGATAAAGGTGGAGTGAAATAATGATAAACATTTCAGACTTGGTAGAAATTAAGTTAACAGAAGAGGATGACTTCCTCAAAGTAAGGGAAACCCTAACACGGATCGGTGTTGCGTCTAAAAAAGATAAAACACTTTACCAATCATGTCATATCCTTCACAAGAAGGGTTTGTATTATATCGTGCATTTCAAGGAATTATTTGCACTAGATGGTAAAGAAACCGACTTGTCTGAAAACGATCTTGCTCGTAGAAATGCAATTGCAAAACTACTAGAGGATTGGGGATTAGTTACAGTTGTTAATAAAACACAAATAGAAACCCCACCTCCTATCTTTTTATCCCAAATAAAAATTATTTCTCATAAAGAGAAACATGAATGGGAATTAGTCGCTAAATATAATATCGGAAAGAGAAAAACCAATTAATCCCACGGGATGGGACGCTTAAATTGATCCGCCTTAGGATCGTCTTGCCGCAGGAGCGTATGCCTGCCCCAGATCGGTAACTGGGATTATCTTCGCCTTCGGGGAAGTAACTTTAATATAAACTCGCTTATTAAAAGGAGAAATACTATGACAACTATGGCATATGGTAGAAATCTACTACCTTCAACAATCGGTTTTGATCGTCTTTTGTCAACTCTAAATGAGTTCGATGAAATTATTGGTCAAAAGAAAACCCCTACATATCCTCCATACAATATTGTAAAGTTTGATAAAGACAATTATCAAATTCAAATTGCTGTGGCTGGATTTGATAAAGATGATATCGAAATCAAGTACGAAAACAACTACCTTACAGTAAACGGAACAATGCAGACCGATACTGCCAATGTAGAATACCTACATCACGGTCTTGCTTCAAGAGATTTTAGTCACCAATATAGACTGACTGACACTGTTGTTGTGAAATTTGCTGATATTGTTAATGGTATTTTGAAAATAGACTTGGAAAACATTTTACCAGAAACAAAGAAGTCTCGTAAAATTGTTATTGGTGAAGATAAACCAACAACGACAATTGTTTAATGTGATATATAAAAGGGGGATTAAATTCCCCCTTTTTAATGGAGTATATCATGAAAACAAAATCACTTATTAAAAAAGTAAGACCATTAGGTAATCTTACTGATACATACTATACCCTTAGTACGATAGATAACAAAACTATTGATGGTGTAGTATTTTTACCAGTTTTTAAATTGAATCCAGAAGTTCGTCCATTATCCAAACAGACGATATTTTGGATGCGTAAAGATAACATGGAATATATTAAATAATATGAAACAGAAATTTATTGATGCGTATATGGATGTGGCCCATCGTTTTGCTCAATTATCTACCGCAAAACGTTTACAAGTTGGTGCTATCATTGTAAAAGAAGATAGAATTATATCTATTGGATACAATGGAATGCCTTCTGGGTGGACTAATGATTGTGAATATGAACATTGTGAAAAAGACCCATCTGGTCATGGTGAACATCATTATAGTATGAAAACCAAAGATGAAGTAATTCATGCAGAAGCTAATGCAATTGCTAAACTTGCAAAGGGTTCTGAATCTGGTTTAGGTTCAACTATTTTCCTCACTCATTCTCCTTGTATGCAGTGTGCAAAGCAAATATATACTGCTGGTATTGTGGAAGTATTCTATAAGGAAGAATACAAAGACCTCAATGGTATTGAATTTCTCGAAAAATGTAATATTAAAGTAACGAAGGTGTAATATGGTAACTTCTAAACAATGTTTTGCAAAGTGGGGAGACCCTGCAATCACATCTAATGAATTAAAATATATGACGGTATGGGACGTTCCCAGTGAACTTGAATTGGGTGTTATTCCCAAGAAACTCTATTGTAATAAAGCAATGATTGAACCCCTAACAAAAGCATTCAACAACATTATAGATAGAAATCTTATTTCCCAACTAAAAACTTGGGATGGGTGTTTTAATGTAAGAAAGAAAAGGGGTGCTGCATCTGCATCTTTGCATTCATGGGGTATTGCTATTGATATCAATGCTGCATGGAATGGGTTTGGTAAAACACCAACAATGTCGCCAGAACTTGTTAAGTGTTTTACTGATGCTGGTTTTGATTGGGGTGGTGTATGGTCTAAACCAGACGGAATGCACTTCCAATTAAGTACCATATAATAGTCATTATAAATACCATATCACCCTGAAAGAATTAGATATGGAAAAAGATAAACCAAATACAGAGTCTCTTAAAGAATTCTTTTCTTTAGTAGACTCTGCGTTTCATGAAAAGAAAAAGATAGAAAAAGAAAAATTAAATCATTACGGCAGTGATTTATCTGAATTCTTTAAACTATTCGATTCCCCACCAGTCCAAGAAGAAGAAATTGTTGAAGAGAAACCTACTCTCAATGATTTCTTTGCGTTATTTGAATCCCTACCTAAGACAGAAGAACCTATTCTAGAAACAGTAGAAGTAGAAGAAATTCCTCCTGTTATAGAAGAAACTGTTGTAAAAACAGAAGAAGAAGTGTTTATAGACACTGTGGTTCAATCTATTACTAAAGAAGAAAAAGAAAAACCAAAGGTAAATACCATACCTGAGAATTATACCAATCTTCTTACTAATCCAGAGGTAGTAAAGATTGACCCCAACATGAAATCAGTTCAAGCGAAACTGAAAATGTTGGAGGAATGGATATCCAAGATTTCTATGACTGGGCCTGGTGGTGGTTCTGGTTCTATTGTAGATATAGATAAACCCACAAAAACAGTAATTACAGATTATACATTAACTAGAAAAGATTATTATGTTGGTGTTGATTGTCCAATAGAGTGTTACATTACGCTTCCGGTATCAGGAAGTAATGTATATAATGGTAGGGTTGTAATTATTAAAGATGAAAGTGGTAATTGTCAAAATGCACCTATTCATATTTTAGGTAACATAGATAACGATGAAGGCGGGGCAATATTACAAATGAATAATGGAGCATTACAATTTATATACAATAACGGTTGGAAAATAATATGACATATATTTTTAATAGTAACAATAATATTATCAATGAAGTAGAAATTAAAAATGATGCTGGAAATACTATTCCAATTGTTGTTTATACATCTAATAGTGTAGTATCTACTGGAAATCCATTACCAGTAACAGGAACAATTTTAGCGACAAGTCCAATAGGAACTATGGATGCTTTTGGTCGTCAAAGAGTATCAAATCCACTCACTCTGTTTGATAGTTCCCACAGATATAGAGATAATAACCTGTGGTCAACTGGTATTACTGGCACTGCTTCTGCTACTTTTATTCTCAACGAAGGTCTGGTTAATCTAACAGTGAATAATGCTTCTGGAGCAGAGGTTATTCGTGAGACCACAAAAGTATTTTCGTATCAGCCAGGTAAATCTTTGCTTGTGTTGAATACCTTTGTTCCTGCCACACCCAAAGCAAACTTGAGACAGAGAGTTGGATATTTTGGTACTGACAATGGAATGTATTTTGAGATTAATGGCACGACACCTTACTTTGTAGAAAGGAGTTTATCCACTGGAACTCAAACAGAAGTATCGCAATCAAATTGGAATGGTGATAAGTTAAATGGAACTGGTGAGTCTGGTATTACATTAGATACTACCAAAGCACAAATCATTTGGATGGATATTGAATGGTTGGGTCTTGGTAGTGTAAGAATGGGATTTATAATAAACGGACAGTTTATTCTCTGCCATTCATTCCACCACGCAAACATAATAAATTCAACTTATATTACAACAGCATCACTTCCATTAAGATATGAGCTTACTAATACTGGTAATACAAGTAGTAATAGCACGATGAAGCAAGTTTGCTCTACTGTTATTTC